GTATATTGTAACAAAACGTTACATAAATAAAAAGAAAATATTAAGAAATGCCCATTTATGAGGGATCACTGATAATATATAATGGTAAAATGCACAGATTCGATGACTTTTTCCCCATCAGAAAATACACAACTAACAGATGCTGAGTGGCGCGAACTGGTTGCACTCAAAGAGCAAATCAATCAAAATCCTGCTGCTGTTCATCCTGATAAAATGGAATTATTCACCGAATTACTTGTGCGATCATGGGAGGCAAAATGTGATCCCCCCGACACAATTAGGTGGCGCAAAGGTCACTTGCTGGAGGAATGATGACTGACACCGAACGCTTGACATTTTTGGAAGAAAAGATTAAAATCCTAGAGCAAGAAAACATTGAAACCACCAACGCATTATATGAAATGGAGAATCGTCTCCAAGCACAAATTGATGCGTTGATTAACTATACTATGATGAATCAATTCTGGGAGGCACCGAATGACGTTTACTAATGCAGATTCTCTGAAAGTTACAGAGAATGATGATGGCACACTTGGTATTGAATGGGATCCTAATGACCCACGATACGCTCACTTAAATGGTATGTCGCAAGAAGAATTGCAAGCATATGTAACCAAAGCACTGGAAGAATTCATCAAACAGTATGAGGAAGAAGACAATGCAGAGTAATGTACATGATTTAAAGTATCGTGCTCAATATACTGATGCTGAAATGGATGCCATGCACTACAAAGAAATGGCAGATTCTTGGAAGAAAAACTTTGAAGAATTGAAAGTAAAGTATGAAGAGTTGCAGAATGTATTTGTTGAAACTGACGATGAATTGAATTACTATCGCAATAAGTTTGTAGATGAATCAATTCAACGAGGTTATCTTATGAATGATTACGACTATTTGAAAGAGGAATTGCGAGAGGTCAAGTCGCGTCTAGCGAGTCTCGAATTTTTGGCAGAGCGCAGGGGTTGACAGACCCCTTTTTTTGTGGTACGATACTGAGGTAAAATAAATTTCACTATGACTTCTCTTCGCCTTGTTGCAAACAATCAACGTCTTGATGGTTATCATTCGGATAATGAATCGCTAGTAGGAGAATATCATCATTCTCTATCTCTGCTTATTAAAAAAATTTCACGTCTTGCAATCATTGAAACTAATGAGCGTTTAAAGTTGGGTGTGTGGGGATTTGACATGCCTTTAAAAGAATTTATTGGTGCTGATAATCAGACAACCCAAGCGTTAACTAAAATGCTACAGTATCTTGTAAATAAGTGCATTAAAGAGGTTATTGACAAATTGAACATTACTGCCAAACAGATTGGCAGCGATGGATTTGATTACGTTTTTACACTTAATGGAGTTGATTATCATGTAGAATTTAAATTGATTGCTGGCACTGATAGTATGAAAGCATCATTTGCTACTGGTAATAAAATTAGTGCTAATAAAGATGAAAATGGTAACTCTATTGGCAAAAAATCACCCCTACTTTGGTCTATTAAATATGTGATGGGTGAAGATAATCAAATTACTGATTATGCATCTGTTTTTATTAACTGCGAGCGTTTCTTTAACGAGATTAGTGGTTGGAAAGCAGGTAGCGGAAAGAACGATAGTTATGCTAATATGCAGATTGCTAAAACTGAATTGCTCTGTGTAGATGTATTGCATGGTCATTTGCATAAAGCAGATAAATGGTATCACCTTCTCCCCGAATCTATCAATGCTTGAAACTAACATCGTCTACAATCAAAACTGCATCGATGGCATGAATGCTATGGATGCAGAATCTGTCGATCTGTGTGTGACATCACCACCATATGATGACCTACGCACATATAATGACAGCAGTAAATGGGATTTCAATGTCTTCAAAGATGTTGCACAGGCACTCACTCGTGTGCTGAAACCTGGCGGTGTCATTATGTGGAATGTGAATGATGCTACCATCAATGGTGGTGAATCAGGCAGCAGTTTTCGTCAGGCATTGTATTTCATGGAAGAGTGTGGATTGCGTCTGCACGATACTATGATTTACGAAAAGTCTGGCATTGCATTTGCTGCTGGTCCTCATAGTGTCAGATACTCACAGGCATTTGAGTATTGCTTTATTCTGTCTAAGGGCAAACCTAAGACCGTGAATATTATCATGGACAAGAAGAATAAGTGGGCAGGTATTTCTTCCTGGGGAAATGCCAAGGCACGAAAGAAGACTGGTGAGTTAGAAGATGCTGGCAAAAAGAGTAAAGCAACGAGAGAGTTTGGTGCTCGCACTAATATCTGGCGCATCATCAATTCTGGTGGTTTCGGTCAGTCCAGCAAGGAATCTTACAAGCATCCTGCTACCATGCCTGAAGAATTAGCGCGTGGTCATATCATCACTTGGAGCAACCCTGGTGACCTTGTGTTAGATCCATTTATGGGCAGTGGCACTACTGCTGCTATGGCAATTGATGAAAAGCGTAACTATATTGGTTTTGAAATTGATGAAGAGTATTATAAATTATGTCAGAGTCGATTGAATACACTCAATGCAACTCTCACCAAATTCTTCGAAGAATGATTACTAAAGATGGATACGCTGCTGTGCCGTGGGGTGATAGCAAATATGTTATCATCCACAATGGATTTCAGATTGCTGATGTAGACACAGCAGAGGAAGCTGTGGCATTCATAAGGGAACAACAGCGCAAGACCAAGACCGATAAGAAAAGCAAATCGAAGGGACGCTTGACATTGGAGTGAGGATGCCCTATATTACATAGGTAATCGAGAGACGCCCAGTGCATCCCTACTACACCACCAACTTCGCTGACCGCGAGATGTTTGCTTACAACTCCTATCGTGAGAAGCAGCAAGCAGAAATCGCTCGCATCAATGCTCACCCCGAGCAACGCATGAAGTATTGTTTCTCTTTCATGCAAGGTGCTGACGATGAAATGCGAGCAAAGTGCTACAATAAAATTGCAGAATACTCTGCTCAACTTGACTACTCTGAAGCACACTACTGATTCTTTACCATGACTCCTGACACTTACACTTTCAGCGGCGATGCTGTTACCTTCCTTGGTTTGGTTGGTGTTGTTTCGACGCTCATTATTGTTGTTACTGCTTTCACTCGCTACTACAATTCTCCTCTACGCAAATGACTTTTGTTGTACAACTCTACGTTGGTGGTAAGGTCTTCAATGAAGAAGTCCAAGCAACTAACGCACAAGATGCTAGGGAAACTGCTCTCGCCCGCAATCCCAAAGCAAAAGTAATGGGCGTTAATGTTAAATTCTGAAAATCATGGCAACTCGCTCTCGCATTGGTATTCAACTCGCTGATGAGTCTGTGCTCTCAGTGTATCATCACTGGGATGGTTATCCTGAATGGTTGGGTCGCATTCTCAAGACTCATTACAACACCAAAGATAAAGTTGCTGAACTGATTGATGGTGGTGACATGAGCACCTGCTGGAATGACAGTAACGAACCTGAGTATTATACTGCTCGTGGTGAAGAGTATAATCCTCCTCGCCTTGATGCCAACAAATACGATTATCTCTGTGGTAACAACTCTGGCGAAGAGTATGCTTACCTGTTTGTAAACAACGAGTGGGTGTGCTATAATCTTCATCTGTTTGAAGAGAACACTATGCCTACTATCGCTGAAATCCCTACTGGAGCACTCGCATGTTGAATGAAGAACAAGTAATTGATGTAGAATCTCAGGAAGTAGTAGAGGAAGAAATTCCTGATACTTCTGTAGAGCAATATACACCACCAAATCCATATGACCAATATGTAGACTTTAAGAAACAAACATATAAGTATAAACAACTGAAGAAACAGATGCAGAATAATATCAAATCTCAACGTGGATTTGGATATACATATAAGGAAATTCAATTTGATTGATAAGTAACGTTAATGGGTTGGGGGTTGCGCTTCCGACCCATTCCTGCTATATTACATAGGTAATCGAGAGACGCCCCAGTGCAAACTCCTCAACTGACCAGCAAAGACGGCAACATGGTTGTTGACTTCTATCCCGTCAAGACTCCCTACGGTGATATTTCTACCAACTGGGTGCTCCGCACGGTAACTTTCATGCCTCACGGTCAAGTGTCTAAGAAGTTTCTTAACAAAGTAGAGTTGGCACTTGACATTCGTGAGCGTCTCGCCTATGGTTATACTGAAACCCGAGACAACTCCAACATGCCTCAACTTGGTAATCCTTTCTACGGTGCTTGCTGATGAAAACTTATCAATGGTTTTTTCTCGTTATTGCCATTCTGATGTGGAATGGTATGTTAATCAAACGTGATCAGCAGATGTTTAAAGCATACGATGCTTGTCAACAATTCACACATCATCCTGATTGCCCAGATTCATGGAAAACAAAGCCCGCATTTGCTCATCGTTGATACTGTGTGTGGCATACATCATCACGTTGTATGTTGACACAGTGACAGGTTCTAGGTTATACTTGGTTGGTAATGCACTTGCAATGCCATACATGATCAAGCATAAATGCTGGGACATTGTTGCGCTTCTTGCATTCTTTATTATTGTTGGTCTCCCCAAAGCATTCTCATGAAATACAACACTGACAACGACGTTGTGCGCGAATTCCGCGAAAAAGAATTGATTGATTATTATGTGGAAGACCTTGAGCGCCTCGCTGCGGAATTGGAGGTAACTGTTGATTATTACATTGCAGAATTCACATGACTTCTACTCTATCAGTTTCAAATCTTCTGTATGAAGAATTGATAATGTTACAAGACATTATGATTATGGTAAGTGATATGGATTTTGCTGCTAATCTCAGTACAACTGAGCGCGAAATCTTTAACGACCTCTACGAAAAAATTATCAATTCATAATGCAACAATACTCCAATTGTCCTAAATGTAATACACTGTGGCATGATAAAGAGATTCCTGAAGAGTATCGCCACAATTATTCTCCACCGTATTTCTATTCTCGTGTGATTGCACTGCAAACATGGGAGGCAGATAGAACTCATGCATACAAATGTCCAGATTGCGAAACCTTATTCAACCTTGACGGCACTATAAGAGACTCTAATGGCACCATACCTTGACATGTCCTGACATCCCTGGTATGATACTTCTAACAACACAAAGGAAATGACCTCCTCTTTTCTCACCAAAGACTTCAGCGCCTACTGTGCAGAGCAAGATGCTCGTAACACTTTGCAACTGAATGTTGTCAAATATGTGTGGCAATTCTGTGATGCTCTGCGTCATGCTGCACCTGATGGTTATGACTACACTTTTGAGTCTGGCAAAAAGTATCACAAGGTCATCATGATTGACTCTAGTGGTTCTCGCTCTGTGCATTGTTTCGTAGACAAAAAGACTGGCGAAGTCTACAAGTCTGCATCTTGGAAACAACCTGCTAAAGGTGTGCGTTACGATTTGCGTCTCATTCGTGACCGTGAATATCTGTTTGCTCATGCTGATTGGGCAGGCGCTTATCTTTACATGAAGTGATTATCATGTCTGATAAAGTTGTTGACCTTCTCATTCTTGAGTTGAAATTGTATCTTCAAGGGCACAAGTGTGCTGCTGATTCTGTATCCCGTTATCGTAGAGGTATTGCGAAATGACTATTGTTGCTATCATGGCAGGTTTCTCGTTTGGTTATTGTTTGATGGACATCTATAGCAATTATCAAGCAGAGAAACGCATCAATGAAATGCTCAAAGATGCTATTAATCGGGAGACAAACTATGATTGATTTGTTTCTCATCACGCAAATGATTGCTGCTAATCCTGAGACACAGAAGTTTTGTGCTGATGCTGTAGGTATTCCCTATAATTCAGATAACTTTACTGATGCACAATGGAATCAGTTTCAATCCTGTATGTCATTCTTTGAGCGCCGTCAGACACGCCCACAAGCGCCTGCAATGCTCATCCAACCAACTGGATGGATTTGACCCTACCCTCTTGACAAATGCCTGTGCTCCCTGCTACAATTAAAAAGCAATTTAAGATACCTGCAATGAATTACCTTGCCCTTGGCAACGATGTCTATTTCTTTCAAGATGGTGCTTTGCATTGCCGTAGCAACGGTGTGACTGAGCAGTTAAATTGGAAGAATCTCACTGAGGATGAGATTGAATTCTATGCTAATCTTGCTTACTATCTTGAGCAGATTAATCGCCTAACTAGTGAGTATACAAAAGAGGTATTTACCAAATGAATCTGATTAAAGAGGACATTGAAGCAATCATTCCATCATTGTCGTGGAATGACTTTACGCAACAGAATGAGTATTATGTGACAACCTATCAACCAAAGGTAGATAGATGGTCAAATCTGTATGAGCGATTCATTCGCTTGCGTGATAAGTATCCCTCGGATTATGCTGCTGCTATTGTCAGCAAACTACCTAATGGTGCTACATTTGTTGATTACGATCACATGAGTTTACAACTGAGAGTTAGTCGTGCCTGACTCACAAACTGTTGAAGATATATTAGACTGGGCAGAAGAATGTATCTCTCGTCATCATTTGCGTGAGGACTTTCATAACTGTCTAGCAATCTCTCAAGAGTTTGACGAATGGTTCACCACCAAAAACGGTGAAGATTACCACATTTACTTTTATCCTACACAAACATCATGAAAACCTACGACAACCTGCCTTCTACTGCAATTCAAAGCATCACGATTGACACCAATACCAATCAGGTGCAGGTGGTTTACAAATCGAGCGATAAGCAGTATACTTATAGTGCTGAGGATGCTACGTCATTTGACCAGCAATTCCTTGCTGAATTTGACACTGAGGATTTCTCTGTGGGTAAATTCATCAATTCAAATGTGTCCAGTGGTAATCTTACCCTGCTGACCAATTGATTTCTAAATAATTACGTCATTTATTTTTAGACAATGGGCAAGACCTTTAAGAAATTCAACAAGTCCTCTAACGACAATTTTCGTAGTCTTGAGGAAGATGATTTTGAGACTTTCGGTTATGATGTGAAAAATGCTAAACGCACACCTAAAAACAAGAAAGTCACTAAGTTTAAAGATTATGATGCCTATGACTATTGACCATCAGCAATGCTTATCGAAGGAGGGTTGACACCCTCCTTTTTTTGTGTCATACTATTCATATTGAAACGACATCGCTATGCAACTTCGTGACCACCAGCAAATGATTCTTGATGCTCTGGAGAATGCAATCAAGGGTCAAGTGTATTGTCCTACTGGTGGTGGCAAGACGCCCACCATGATTTTTGATTGCAAGCGTCGCCTTGCATCCGCTACTACTCCGCAAACGATTGTTATTGTTGCGCCTCGCATTCTGCTCGCTGGTCAACTGTGTGCAGAATTCACTGAATTTATTACTGATGCAGAAATCCTTCATGTACACTCAGGTGAAACGCACTACTACAGCACAACGAAACCTGCACAAATCGAGGTACACACAGGCATGTGTCTCGCAGCAGAAAAGCATCAACTCATCTTCACCACTTATCACTCTCTGCCGAAAGTTATCGACAGCGGTATCGAGATTGATGCAGCGTATTTCGATGAAGCACACAATGCTACTGGTCGGCATTTCTTTACTAGTGTTGCTGCTACCTCCCTCCACGCTAAGAAAGCATTTTTCTTCACTGCTACACCACGTCAGAGCAAAAATCCTTATTCCCGTGGTATGAATAACCATGAGATTTATGGTCCTGTGCTGTGCAATGTGCCTGCACCACATCTCATCAACAATGGTAGCATCATTCCTCCTAAAATGGAAGAATTCAATCTCACGGTAGATTATACCAAAGAGAATGCACATCAGATTAATGCTGATGCTATCATCAACATTCTTGACAACACCGACAACAATCAAAAGGTGCTGGTTGCTGCTCCTTCCTCTAAAGTAATGTGGGCAGCAATCTCTACCACTACGCTCATCAACGATCTCACCACCCGTGGTTATGAAGTGTTGCATATCACCTCTAAGTTTGGTGCCTATGTCAACAAACAAAAGGTGAATCGTGAGGTATTCTTTGATACGCTCACCAGTTACGGTAAAGACCCATCCAAGAAATTCGTTCTCTT